AACTCATAATCGTCTGCTTCGTACCTAGCCATATTAATCTCCTTTATACTCTCGTAATGCCTCTTGGATCAAGCACAATGCCTTCAACCGAGTCGTCATTTATCATTCTCATCTCAGTACCATGTATCTTCATACGAGTACCTGCGTTGGGTCTTACTAATACAAAATCCCCAACCTTGCACCAAGGACCAGAAGGGAAACGGTCTTTGTCATTGTAACAATCAGGACCAACAGCCACAACGAACAACACAGTAGCCAGAAGACCTTCATGCCGTAAAGTCTCATCAGCTTTAAGAATGCCGCTATCATATTCTTTCTCCACTTCAGGTAGTGCGCATAGTATACGATACCCTGTTGGTGTAGGCAGTTGAGTCGCCTTTTCTTCATTAGTAGCTGAGAAGTCTATAGACCCCACAACTTGAGGGTTGTTTGGGTTAGACCCAATTAAGATTTTACTCATTCGTCTTCAAACTCCAGTTTCTTAGTTAGTACTTCTATGGCGCTTCGTGCCTGATCTAAGCCTTGAATTTGCCCACATATATACTTGTACTGTGAGTAATCTTCAGCCCGACCAGATGCTAACGCTTGTGTTAATAACGATATTCTGTCATCAATTTGTTTAAAGAGAATCTCTGCTTCTCTATCCATTATTTAGTTCCTTCATGTGCATTACATCCAATGCAATATAAGATAAAACCCTGATATGCTTTATATCCAACGCAATATAAGATAAAACCTAGCACCCCTACTAGTGCTAGCAGCTTAATAGGCAACAGCACCAATTCTACAAGAATAGTACTTATCATTATTTAGTTCCTTCAACAATACGCCCATCAGGGAGCATAACATGAGTACCTTTCTTTTCTCGGTTATGAAAATATCTCCCTAACTCATCAGGAGATTTATTCTTTAAGTTATGCTCAGAAGGGTGAAAGTAATAATATGGTTCTTCCCCTATCCAACGACCACCCTGTGTTTTTTCATTAGAATGTACACTTTCCTCTGAAAAAGTAGGGTGGTTAGGTAGTTTAAAAGTATCAGGCCCATGTCCACCAGTTGCCATAGTATCTGAGATATCTCCTCGTTTTACAGCAGCTTTGTATGAGTCTATGTCATAATCAGAAACTTCTTTCTGTTCTATTTTTCCACCCTCTTTAAAACCTTCAGGCTTTTTTCCACCTACCTCTCCTCCTTTAGTTTGGGCTTGTCTTTGTGCTTGTCTCTCAGCTTGTTGATGTTGCCTTTCAGCTAAGAACTTAGCATGATCATGTTGTTGGTTGGTTTGTTGTTTTTGGTGCGTACGTTCACCTTCTTTAAGAGCCACATCTACACCCAACTTTGCAGCCATTTCATCTTGCTTAGCTTTAATAGATGCTTGGGTATCTTGCAATTTGGCATTGATTTGTGCACCAGTAGACTGTTGTTGGGCCCCAATACGTTCACGATCAACTTGTATCTTCATCGCTTCCAACTGAGCATCAGACTGATCTTTAGCTACTTTACGTTGTAAGTCTTGAGCTTTAAGTTGTAGCTCTTGTTGTTGCATTTGTATCAACGGGTCTTGTTGCTTCGCTTGATTAGCTTGAGCTTGAGCTTCTTGTTGATGCTGACCTGTTAACTGTTGTGACGCTTGAGCTGCTAATTGTGATATTTGTACTTCCATAGCTTCAGGGATAGTAACTTGATTGTCACTTTCATCTTCACCATAAGTAGGAATATTCATACCCATAGTTTGCTCAATCTGTTTGCGATACTCGTAACCAAGATGTTCACTTATGTGCGCACCGACAGTTGCTTGCAACGCCATTAAAGCTTGTGGGTTTGAGCCCATAGCTTGCTGTAGCACTGCTTGAACTTTAGGGTCTTGCATAGCTGACATGTGTACAGCAATGTGAGCCTGATGATCTTGGTACAAAAATGCTTTAACAGGTTTACCTTTAAGGATGTTCTGATTCTCTGTAACTGGGTCACGAGGTTTCATATCATCTTCCATAGGCACTAACTTTTGGTAATTAGGTATACCTAATACTTCCAGCATTTGTCTATGTAAAACAGGTAAGTTATAAAGTTGTGGTGCACCTTGTGCTAGTTGTAGAGCTGCCTGATACTGGACGACTTTTTGTGCCATTGTGGAGGCATTAGGGTCTGATACAGGAAGTACGTATACCAAATCATAGTCAGCTTTCTTAGCGCGTCTGCTACCTTCTGTAGGGTCATAATCATATTCATCAGGGGTATAGTCTCTTATAATGTTACGTAGTAAGATAAACTCTTGCTTCATCGAGTAGTGTATACGCGACTGCACTGCGCTCATTACTTTAAGCGTTCTCTCGAGTACAGCGAGTGTTGTACCAACAGGACTATTAGAGGACATATCAGAGACAGCAAGATCAGCAGCCCCAGCAAAACGGCGACCTTCATCGACTATTCCTTGAAGTAAAGTTAGCAGAGTTTGACTTGGTTCTTTGTACGGTAGTGGCATGAAGTTATCACGCATTACACCAGATGGTACATCTACATCTCTCCACTCACCCGGAGCAATCGGAGTATCATCACCCTTAACTCTTAGTCCTCTAGTTTTAAAGCCCCCCGGAAGATTACTGAGAGTCCCTGCATCAACCAACTGACGAAGGATCGAAGTACAAGACTTGGCAAAGGCACCAATAAGATGAATAAGCCCAAAGCAATAAAAGCCAAAACCCGGAACATAGCCATAGTGAACAAAATGATTGCGTTTTTTACAAGATTCATCGTCAGGGTCCCAATTTCTACGAATTGATAGGATTGTGTTTGTGCCTTTTTCGATAGTAACCACGTACGGCAACGCTATATCAGTTTGTTCACCTTCATGATCTTCGTGCTCAAAACCTTCAAGATTAATCTCAACATGCATTTCTAACAGTTTAAACCGATCATCCGTTGACGCTCTGAAACCAAGCTTATCAGCTATCTTCTTCTCAATATCATCCATAGTATTGGAAGGTTCACCCAAATCTACATCTCTATAAAAACCTTCATACTGTAGTCTGCGTATTTCATTCTCAGTCTTACGCATTATATGAGTTACACGTTCTGCACTCTGTAAGTCTGCTGCACCGTACGGTACAACGATATCTTCAGCAGGTACGTACATAGCAACTTGACGACCTAAGTACGGATCGTAATATACTTTCTTAAAGGCATTACCAGCTAAACCTAGGCCCCATAACATACGCTCATGCTCTGGTCTGTATTCAGTCATCACATCAGTAAGCTGGTAGTTCATGTCGTCTTGAACACGCTGTGAGGCTTCTTTTTTCTCTTCTGTTTCCTTACCTATAATCTGTGTTTTAACTGGACCAGACGCAGGGAATGTTGCAGTGATAGTTTCTGCTTGGAACTTAATAACAGCCTCAGTTAACAGTGGGTGATACACACCACATGCACCTTCCCAAGGTTCTGAGCGATCTTCCATCTTAAGGCCTAGTAACTCAAGCCCATCAACATAAGTTTGAACCCAATCTTTACGTGCACTTACATCAGACTCAAAATCATTAATAAGCTCAGAAGCAAGTGATTGTAGCGCCGACTCATCCATCTCTTCAGCCAAGTTAGCACTAAACTTCTCCTCATCAACTTCTTTCTGAATCTTAAGAATCTCTTGTTCGCCTAAGCTGATTGTTACTGACTCAGGGTCTTCAATCTCAATCTCTAGAGGTTCTTGATCTTCTTCTATGGGTATAGCATCTAAGCCCATCGGGGCGGGGTTCACACTCTTATCTATCATTTTGTTTCCTTAACAGCTTGGGGTAATAAGGCTAAGAACATACACAGCGGCACCTAGTAGTACAGCACACCCTATAAATTCTAATAAACATTGTCTAAACATATTCATAATTCTAATCTCTTTAATAATAGGCTGCTTGTCTTGGTGTAAATTCTTCATTCATCTCATTAGAGTCTAAACGTAAACTTAAAAAACCACCTTTACGGAATCTTGCCATCCCCATACTCACACAGTCAACATAATCATCGTGTTGCCCTGCAGGGAATGATGCTACTTCTTCCATTACTTCATCTGCCCATCGGGTATTAGGAACCCATACTCTGCCTGATGCAAATATATCTGCAACAGCGTTTAAGCGTGAAATCTTATCATTACCACGGGTTGGTGTAAAATCTGATACAGGTACACCCATTGCTCGTAATTCGTAAATTAGAGGGGCGCCAGAGGCTTTCTTTTCTATAATCAAGGCATCAGGTTCCCAATACTTATATTCCTCTAATACGACTTCCTTGAGCCTAGGAAACTCCATACGGTCACGCTTTGCGTCCAGCATAATAATATTAGCTTGACTAACACCGTTTTCGTCAGGGTGGTAGAACACACCCCATGTAATACATGCCGAATAATCGGCTCTGTTATGTTTTTCAAACGCAGTATCCCACGTTTGAAGTACAAAATCGGTAGGTGGCGGGGTTTCTTTTTCCCAGCGTTGCCACCATTCCCGTTTTACAATAGCCCCTTCTTCAGAAGTTGGGTTCTGTTGGTACTGAGCTTGCCATTTAGAGACGTCAATTGCGTTTCTAGTGGACTCTAGCTCCTCAATACTCCAAAACTCAGGCCATAAAGGTTTACCTGACGGTAGAATAGCAGGTAATTCTACAACACGCCACTTATCTCCCCCACCTGCTAACTCCTTTTGTTTAACTTGTCCAGTTAAATCTCGCTTAGACCAGCGAGTCTGGATGATAATGATCGCCCCACCGGGTTGTAACCGCTGTCTTGGACCTGATGTGTACCATTCGTACACCTTATCATAAATCTCAGGGTTACTTGCCGCTATTGCAGCCTCTTGTTCCGAGTGTGGATCATCAATAATTAGTATGTCCGCACCAATACCTGTTACAGCACCACTTACCCCGATCGCAAAGTAGTTACCACCCGCACTGGTGTTCCATCTACCAGCGGCCTTTGAGTCAGCCTGTAGTTCCACACCGGGGAACACTTCTTGATACAACGGATTAGATACTAAGTTCCGAACCTTACGTCCGAAGCCTACAGCAAGTTCGGATGTGTGCGAACACTGTATAATCTTCTTTTTAGGATACTTGCCTAAAAACCATGCAGGGAGTAGGTACGACCCAAACTCTGACTTTGTGTGCCTCGGACCGAGGTTAATAATAAGCCGCTTATTTTTGCCGTTAACTACGTTCTCAAACTCTTGTGCCATTCTGGCGTGATGGCGCCCATAGATGAAATCAGGCCAGACCTTCTGTACAAATGCGAGGAAGTTTTCTTGTGCGAACTCACGCTCGTGACGCTTACGCAATTCATCAATAAGGGCTATAAGCTTTGCTCGTTCACTTGCAGGGGCAGAGTTAAGCGCAGCGGTAAGAAACTCTTCATCTAAAGAGATATTACCTAAAGGTCCGCTCACTCAGAGTCGTCCATCAGATCATCTTCTTCAATCTGATCAAATCCTCGCAGCTCTGCATCGGTAATTTCTTCCACGACTTGCTTTTCAGTCTTGGCGTAGTTCTTTAATAGACCCCTGAGTTCAACCTCTAGATCAGATGTTGGTTTATCAGCGATGGCAATTTCTATTTTATTTGTAAATAGACCTATCTCTGTAACACGGCCTAGTGTCTCTAAGGTTTTGAGTTTGGTCTTTTCGTCTTCGCTATTTTCTGCCAGTCTAAACAGGTTTGCCAATATGAACTGGCGCATCTGATTGGTAGAATTAACTAATTGATAGTCGTAGCGAGCGAGTATGGACTCTAACGCCACTTTCTCGCTTAACATGGGGGGAGCACTTGCATGTGCTTCGCTGGTATATAGTATTTTTGACTTATCATTAGAGTCAAAAATAACATCTATTGCATCTGAATTTATATGTCTTGGCATTCTGTCTACAGGTTAGGGTGTAGTTTGTTTACTATTTGTACCATGTGTTTTATATTTTTGCAAATATTATTTTTGGGCAGGTGTTTTATTTAAAGGGGCGGGGGTGCTGTAGGGGTATGAGGATTGGGTGTTGACTTTTTGTAAATATTATTTTGGATTTTGAAAAATATTATTTTAGATTTTAAAAAATAGAATTTGGCTGAGCGTAATGTATTAAATTTTGAAAAATAGAATTTGGCTGAGCGTAATAGTATGTAAGACAGCCCCGGTCTAATTATATATTTCGGGTGCATGGGTCACTGCTTACTGCCTTTGACCTTAATCAAATTGGTAACGAGTCCTTATAATGCTCTTAAGCTTTTATCAATTGGCAATGAGTCCTTATGCTCTTGACGATTTTGATTTATGATAATTGATTGTGACAGGCATAACACCGACAGGCATAACACCGACAGGCATAACACCGACAGGCATAACACCGACAGGCATAACACCGACAGGCATAACACCGACAGGCATAACACCGACAGGCATAACACCGACAGGCATAACACCGACAGGC